CTCCGATGGACCCCAATGCGGGTCCGGGTCCCGGTTTTTTAGGTCCAAATAATGACCCTCGCAACCAGCAACCACGGGCTGAGCCTTCCGTCCCACAATCAATGTTCCAGCAATCGTCTCCTGAATTCCATCAGACTTTAAGAGAGAAGGGTGGGGCTCCTGCGGGATTTCAACCGTCGGGTCCTGCTGCACCCGCCGGACAATATCAACAGCACGGTCCTGCTACACCCGCCGGACTTCAACAGCAAGGTCCTGTTACGCCTCACGACTATCAACGTCCAATGTTTGACACACCGGGGTTTAAGAGGTCCCTCAAAGAGATTCCTTCTTCAGTAGAAGCACAATTAGCAGCTGGTGGCCCCCTTGCCAAGGGAGTTGGATTGGGCGCAAAAGCCTTAGGCCAAGTGGGCGTTAGAGGTGCACCTTTAGAAATGTGGGCTGCTCAAGGTGCTGCTGATTTAGGGCGAGCGGCAGGTGGGCTTGGCCAAAGGATTGGCAGCGCACAGGTTGGAGGACTTCCCTTGGAGGCGTGGGGTGGTCAGGCTGCTCAAGCAGCGGGGAGGCTTGGTCAAAGAATTGGTAGCACAGAAGTTAGAGGACTCCCATTAGAGCAGTGGGCGGGACAAGGCTATAATGCTCTTCGGGGTATGGCAGGGTTGAGGTAGACTATGCCACGGGTTAACGGTAAGCATTTTTCTTACGATAAAGCAGGGTATGCAGCGGCCAGAAAAGAGGCTCGCAAAAAGGGGAAAACCCTACGCGCTGACCACTCAGGCAAGGGGGGACCTGCACGGCCGGAAGACATGAGACCCACGGGGAAAGGGGGGCCTCCGAAAAGCCTGCTCCTTAAAGAGCTTAAGAAAAAGAAAATGAGCCCTGCTAAAAGAGCGGCTTACGAAAGGATAATGGGCAACTAAGATGGCTGGTAGAAGTCAGTACCCCAAACGGAGTAAAAGCGTAACTCGCGCAGCGTTTGATCACCTTAGAACAGGCAAAGCATTTCCATTCGAGGAAAGTGGACCAGCAAAAGAAGACCTTGGTCGTAGGCGTGTATCTGTAACTCAGGCAGTATGGGATAAAATTAGAGGGGAAGAAAGCTTTCCAGAAGACTTAGAAATAGTCAAAAAATCTAAAGCTAAGAAGAAAAGGGAAAGATCTGCTGCGCGAAAAAAAGAACATGAGAGGTTAAAAGGAAACTAAGATGGGTGGATTTGCAGACTTTGGAAAAGGCTTGGCCTTGGGTGCATTGTCAGAAGCTGGAGAGGTTGTTTCTGACAAGGAAAGAAGGGATAAATTCCTTAAGCACAAAAAGAAAAAAAAGAAAAACGGTGATCCCAATGAAAATGTTCTTGCAAAGCTGACCGCCCTTAAAGAGCCAGTTCGCTTAACGGGGATGTAAAAGAACTGTGCCTAACTACGACTATAATTGCCCTAAGTGTTACGTCGAAGAAGAGCGTAGCGTTAGAGACCGAATGGTGTCGCAATTCTGTCGCTGTGGTGCAAAAATGAACAGACAGTTTCCTGTTGAAGCGGCTAAAAACTTCCAGCCCTTCGAGGCATACTATGACGAAGCACTGGACGTTGATATAACTGGAAGAGAAGATAAGCGGCACAAAATGGCGGCAATGGGCGTAATGGAAGCTGGGGACAAAGTTGGTGGGGCTCGGGACTTTGACGAGAATGCGCCACATCATATTAAACCTTTACCCCCACGGGGGGCCAAGCTCAAGGAGAAAAAAGCTCCTGAGAACTGGGCCGTGGGTGTAGAAAAAGATGGAAAGACTGTAGACGTTGTAAATACGAGCGAATTACCAGACGCTTGAAATAGGAGAGACCTATGACAGAAGTTACTCCCGCTACTTCAGAAGTCGATTTGGACAATGGAAGGCACGCTGATGAGCCAGAACCTGACCCTTTTAGGGAGGTGATGGACATGGAAGAAGAAGCGAATCGTGCCCAACTCGAAACTTTGGCGCGGGGAAATTCAGAGGGAATAGGACAGCCCTCTGGCAATGGCACGTCTCAGAGCACCAGCCAGTTGTCCGTACCGGATACATCTGGGCAGAGTGCCGGGAAACGACCCGGAATAGATACCGTCCTAACGGATGTTGAATCTCAATTAGGAGCAGGCCACGCGGAGGTTATTAGAGGCGTTTTGACTGGATTTCACAAAACTCAAGCTGAATGGAAGCAGCAGCAGAGCGAATTGAATGATTCCCTTGAAGAGGTTAATAGCCTCATTGAGGACATGCATTCTCAGCGTTCTGGAGCTGCTCAACCTGAGGTAGATCCCAATGACCCTATAAATCAAGTAACACCAGAGCAATGGGCCTTGTTTGATCGCATGCTGGAAGCACAGGGCGTCCCGAATCGGGGTGAACTTGCACAGCAGGAGATATTAGACAATCAAACGGGCTTTGTTCAGGATGATATTGATAGAGGTCTTGAAGAGTTCGGAGAAGACTTTGGCACGGTAGATGAAGAAGGAAAATTCAGCTACAATGAAGACGTGCAAGAAGCAGCGCAGGCAGAGTTTGACAGGCTTTATGATCCTGAACGGGGTCCTACAGCTCGGGACCTCTTTTTTCTCGCAAAGCGAGATGAGATAATAAAAGAGGCCGAGCAACGAGGATATGACGCAGGAGTTGGTAATGCTTCGTCTGGACAAAGCCAGCGTGCCCGAAATGCTATGCGAGCTACCGTAGAGCGCAATTCGGCGTCAGGAGGGGAAATGGCCCCTCGTGTTTATGACGCTGAAAGGGATGTAACTCGGAATGGGTCCATTGATTTTGATAAAGTGATAGCTCGGGCAAGCGCAGCGGCTCTTCGCAAGATGCCGTCGCTCCCAACTTAAACGGGTAAAGAAAGATGGCTAATGAAACCAGCCTAACCCTAACATATGCCCCGGTCCTGACGACCACGTTGATGAATGTGATCGACAGCGGAGCCTTGCACGATCAGGTCTTTAATAACGACGTGTTCTTGCAGTGGTTGCGCGGGTCTGGTCGCCTCAAGGTGATCGATGGGGGTGAGCGCATACGAATAGGGTTAGTGCATGAGAAAAATTCGACAGCCGGTTGGTATTCCGACTACGAATCCTTGAATACTACCGCGCAAGCGGGTATGACCGCAGCTTTCTACAATTGGAAGCAAGGTGCTGTGTCTGTAAGTGTTCATGGGCGAGAACTTCGGAGTAACAAGGGTCCGTCGAGAATTACGAATCTCCAACAGGAGAAAATAAATCAAGCAGCATTGTCGTTGTCAGACATCGTGGCAACGGGCGTCTTCTCAGATGGTACTGGAACCTCCAACAAGCAGTTGACTGGTTTGGCGGCAATGCATGAAACTACGCCACGCACTACGGCGTATGCTTCTGTGTCTACGTCAAATACGAACTGGGCGAATCAAGTGCAGACGTCAGTTGGCTCTGGAGCTACCAATCTTCTTCCCAAGCTGCGGACATTGTATAATGACTGTAAGCAGGGCAAGGGTGGTGCCGGTAGTGGCCCAGACTTTGGTATTACAACACAGTCTGTGCATGAAACTCTCGAAGCTCTTCTTTTTCCTCAGGTGCGCTACCAGCCAAGTGGCACAGGCAGCGCAGATGCAGGCATTGGGAAACTGATGTTTAAGGGGACTGAGATTGCTTGGGATGATTATTGCACCTCGGGTGAGCTACACTTAGTCAACAGCCAGCACATAATGCTGTTCTTGCATTCCGATGCAAATTTCAAGATGACTGAAGAGGGTTTCCAGAGGCCAGTGAATCAAGATGCTCTGGTCACTCAGATCCTTTTTCAAGGCAACTTGGCTACCAACAATCGTCGGAAGAGCGGCAAGTTGGCAGGTATCACCTAATAGGGAGATACACAAATGGCTGTAGGAGACTTTACGATAGATACTGCTTCTCGGGTATCGTTGGGTAATGCGACGATGATTTCAGGTACTCTGGAGTCTGACACCAATGCCACAACGTCGGCTTTATTGCCGAGCAGCACCATCATCAGCTTTACGATTAACTATAATCAAGACGATGATGATGCCGTTATGCCGCGTGTAAATATAAATTCGAGTGATTTTGCAGGTACTGCCGCAAACGGGTCAGTACACGTTCAAGGGAGTGCTGGTGCGCCAGACACCCTTGCGTGGACTGCGGTGTTTCGGTAGTTACACACCTTATTACGGAGGTTAAATTCCCATGGATTTTATGGGTCCCAACCGCGAAGAAGCTGAAAAAATCTTTATCGTGGTAGAGAATGCTCAGGGCGATGAGCTGGAAGCCGGTAAGGTGGTTGAATGGACAGCTACGGCGACTGACGCTGATCAAGGCAAGAAGGTTGAACTGGTCGATGCGGCCATTTCTACTACTGCTGGAATCGGCGGTCACAAGGTTGCCGGAGTTGTGGACAGCACAATTAGCACTGCTGACATCGGGCGATTGCAGATCTTTGGACCTGCAAACGTACGTGCGTCTGCGTCTTATGACGCGGCCACACTGGTAGCAGCGGGGTCAATTAATGCCACCAATTTGGGGCATGTTACAAGCGTGGTGGGTCACTCCGATCACGGGATTAACTATGTCGCCGCTTTGGTGGGCTGGACGCTGGAAGCTGGTCCAAACGCCACCAATGCTACGGTGCAGCTCTATTGCACATGATCTGAACGGGGAAACCCCTCGGGGTTTCCCCCTTCATTAATTAACGAAAGGGTTTTAGATGGTTGAGGTCTCGGAGAAGGCAAAAGAGGCACGAATACTGGTAGCTACGCCAAATTATACCAACCAGTTTTCTTCGGAAGTGTATACAAGCCACGTCCAGTGTGCTGTGGATTGGACTAAACTGGGCCTGACGTTCAACATGACGGTGGTTGGTAGGACGTTTGTGCATTTTGCACGATCTCAGATGGTTGACCTTGCCCTTAAGGGGGACTGGACCCATATACTGTGGCTTGATGACGATGCGGTAATAGAGCCATCGGTATTACCACGATTTTTAGAGCACGACAAAGAGGTGATGATTGCCCCGTACCCAATGCGGAGACCGACCTATGAGATAGGAGTTCTCAGGTCAACTGCATATAAGTGCAATGAATGCAATTGGTATGGATATCAGATCTGGTCTTATGACACACAAGAGGTGGTAATCTTAGACGATCTGGAGAAAACTGGCTATGATGAACATGGCCCGATAGGATGCCCTCCCAATGACGATGAAATATCATGTCCGAAATGTAATAGCAAATCTTTGTGGCGGGATTTTCACAACCACAAAAGCTACAAGAACCTCTCTGCTGTCCACAATTTGGACAATGGGATCATGGAAGTGGATGGTGGGGGCACTCACTGTATGCTCGTTAATTGCGATGTCTTTAACAAAAGGGGCGAGCAAGGTGGGCCATCGGCCATGCCAGCCGAAGTTGAAGAAATTGTAGGCATAATCAAAAAGAATTTAGGTCCTGAACAAATTGATAAGTACGACCACTATTTGGGTGACATACCTGACGAAACTTCTACTTTTTACGAGGAAGATCAAGCCGGGAAACCCTACTTTTTAATGCCGAAGCGGGGCACTGAAGACATGTACTGGTGTTATCGGGCACGCAGGAAGCTGATTGACATCTACTGTGACACTGACACATTTGCTCCGCACGTAGGGTTTGCTCCCGTTATTACAAGGGCATTCCGAGATCAAGTAGAGATGCAAAAACACCATTTGGACGACAAGCAGTTTGGTAAAAAGCGTGAGGTTCAGTTGACGGAATCAGACAAAGAGGGAGACGGTCCCTTGCCTGTGCGTAAGGCAGGGGTAGACCGAGGCAAGGTGGGGAATCTGGTGTGATTCCGCCCGATGGAAAATGGAATGTTGGCGCACTTTCGGATCGAAAAGACATTGTTATTTTGCGATGTGAAACGTGTCGCAAGGGAATGGACACATCTCTTTCATCTGGCAAGCGTTGCGAGCACTGTGAAGGTGTACGATGGACAAACAGGATAGGGAAATTATCCCTAAAGGAGATATGGTGGCTTTATCACGAAACGGGGATAGTGTATCTCAACCCCGAAAGCCTACTGGGCAAGCTTATTCTGCGGAAGAGCTAAGTCTTATCAATAGTTATGTGGACGGATCGGTTGCTGAGGCAACTGAGAATGCTAATGTATCCATAGGTCTGTCTATACACCACGATAATCCGTTGGTGGAAGGAGGGTTGTTTAGCATTGTTCCGACAGCGAAAATGTCCCGTATTGGCAGGGATAAGGGGCCATGGGAAGTGGACCCTATATTTCCGCAGAACTTTTCAGCGGCTGCAACCTTGTGGAGCATAGACGAAGGCTTTGCCCAGTTCTTGACTGGACTGATTCGATCTATAAGGCCATTGTCATGCTTTGAGACTGGCACCAATAAAGGTAGGTCAACCCGTGCTATTGCAGAGGGCTTAGCGGCAAACGGTACGGGCCATCTAACCACTGTTGACATGATCGATCATGGGATATCAACATCGGGGGCCTTAGCCCCAAAGCACGTTGATTACGTTACTCCCGTGGTGGGCAAGATACCAGATATTTTTCAGGATCATCAACTGGACGGCCTCATAGAAATAGACTTTGCTTTTCTTGACGCAGGGCATACTGCCAAAGACTTGGAGATTGAATTAAACTTTGTAGAACAGAGACGAGCCAAGGAGTGTTTGGTTGTAGTTGATAATGCGCGAGACGCTCAATGGCCTGAACTTGCTGAGTTTTTCAGTGGTTACATAAGGAATCCGCACATTAACTTAGAGACTATGACTGGTGCGGAGCTAATCTGGATGAGAGGTGAGTAAGATGCATATTGGAACCGAATTTAGTGAGACGGCAGCAGGGACAGATTCGGGGGCTACGGCCACTCATGCTGCTGCTGCTGGTTCAAACGGAAGTCCCGACAGGACACACATTGTTACGGCACTGTCGGGTCACGTAGACGCCGATTCTATTGTCCAGATTCTGGGTGGTAGTGCCGGGACTACGGTTGTATTTGAAAGCAAGGTAGATATAAGCGTTGAGGGCCTTAAGTTTCATTTTGGGGGCCTTAATGTGGTTGGAACTCCCGGAGCAGCTGTGTCTGGGAAGATTGCAAGTAGTTCAGCAGATTGTCAGGTGAATATTTCGGGGTATAGCATACCCTAAAAGGAGAGGTAATGTCACAGGTAGCAGCCATAGACGAGATCAGAGGCTTGGTTGAAGCGGCAAGTAATGGCAATGTCGAACTTCCTAAGCACCTCAGCGAGCACGTATGGTATGTCAAGTATGAGTCCACCAATCCTTTGCTGTCTGACACACAGCATGGTGAAATTTGGAAGGAACAGGCAACTGCCCATACACGGGTTGGCCTTACAGAAGATGATGGTTGCATCATTGACTTTTCGGGTCGGCGCAGGGGTGAGGTTGCTATTACGGAAGATGGTGACGTGCTAACGGAAGTGGCCGCTGATGGCAGAGAAGATGCGACAGGCAAGCCCCTGCCGCGCTACTCGGCCTTTGATTTCCATATCGAAAAAATTACTAAAACAGATGGCCCTGAGCTTCGTCAGCGTCTTCAGGATAGCGTTGATAATAAAGTTAAAGAGAATCAAAGTGATCTTATTGAGGTTCTTACGGACACCTTTAAGGGAATCCAAGGAAAGGCTTCAGGTGCTCCTGCCAGTTCCAAGGAAGATGCTCGTAAGTATCTCCAAGGTCTTGATCCTCTTCAGCGTAAAGCCATGATTGAAATGGCTGAAGACGAAATCGAAGAAAGCGGAGAGCCAGAGCAGGCAGTGCAAGCTAAGTGATCTAAGCATGTAGTCAGGCTGCTCAATGGGCTCTCCCTTGGGAGAAGCTCATGTATTTTTCAGAAATGGTAGGGCAAGTCCTCGATCTATCGGGAGCCGATTCAGGCGACGATTTCGAGAGCATGGTAAAAGCCTCGATCAACCGCGTCTACCGGCATATGCTGAATACGGTAGATGCGGATCAAGAGCGACGAGAGTTTGCGTTCACCCTTGCAGCCAATACGCGGCAGGCAGGACTTCCTTTATTAGTAAAGCAAGTTCTTAATATTGATGACGCTACAAACCTTCGCCGCATCTATGATATATCAGCGCGGGAATTTGATGTCCTGCATCCCGGCACAACTACGACAGGTGACCCCGATAAAGCCTATCCGATAGGTGAGTTTGGCGTTCAAGCGCAACCTTCTTCGGCTGAAAATGTCCGCATTAAGTCGTCTTCTGCCTCTGACTCAGGAACTAATTTTAAGGTTCGTGTTACAGGTGAAGTCAGTGGGGTTCTCACTACTGAGACTATACAGCTTAATGGGACGTCAAATGTCAATAGTGCTAGTACATACGATGCCTCTCGATTG